AAGCGTAAAAAAGAAAAAGAAAAGAAAGAAAAAACCCCCTATAGAAAAAAGAACAATTCTAATTTTACCTGATCCGAACAGCTTCCATTTTTATTAGGTTCTGCAAGTCTTGGACGCATCCGTTTTATAATTATACGACAAATATATAAAAAAGTTACAAAAACTAGATAACTATTTTTATTTTTTTTTAAGTATAAACAAATTTGCTTACATTTGTACTATGAAAGCTAAAACAAAATCACAACTAGTAAAAGATTTAGATGCAGTATTTAGCAAGTATATTAGATACTCTAATTCTAAAAATGGATATTGCACCTGTATTACTTGTGATAGAGAATATGAAGTTAAAAAAATACACTGTGGGCATTTTATGAGTAGACAATATATGAGTACCAGGTGGGATGAAAGAAATGTAGCTCCACAATGTTATGGATGTAATGTAATGCAGCAGGGTAAGCAATTCGAGTTTAGCTTAAAAATAGGAAAAGAACTATCAGAAGAATTATATTTACTTTCTAAACAAACTAAAAAATGGAGTTTAGATGAAATAAAAGATATGATAGAACAATATAAAGAGAAATTAAAAGAATTTTCTTAGTTTTCATAGTAATTTTTGTTTGAAATTGGGTAGCGTAACAGCTGCCCTTTTTTTTGATATGTGTTAAAACTTTGTTAAAATATTAATACTTAGTGTTGTATTAAAAAAATACTTGTATATTTGCTTCATAATTAAAAACAAATACTATGAAAGATTTAATCGATTACCAAAGATTTCAAGTAGAAGCACTACAAAAAAAAGTTTGCGAACTTGAAAGTAAATTAAATGAAGTAAAAACCTATGTGTTTGAACTTTGTGAAGATGATTGCCCATTAGAGTACAAAACAATTATTAAACAACAAATTTACAATTTAGAAAAGTAATGAAATTATTACACGAAAAACTAAGCAAAATCCAAGTAGAATTTAAATCGAATAAGAGTAAATTTAATTCATTTGGTAAGTACAATTTTAGAAGTGCAGAAGATATCTTAGAAGCACTTAAACCATTTAATGAAAAGTATGGTGTATACTTTACTATTAAAGAGTCTATACATTCTTATGGAATATTTCCTAATGATAGTGACCAAGTACCAGTAATTATAAGTACAGCTACTATCCACGATGTAGATGGTGTACAAGAGATTGAAGCTACTGCAATAGTAGGAGTAGATTTAGCTCAGAAAGGTATGCAAATACCACAAGCTTTTGGATCAGCTTCTAGTTATGGTAAAAAGTATGCTTTAGGTAACTTACTACTTATTGACGATACGCAAGATGCAGATGCAACTAATACACACGGAAAAGAAAGTAAACCAGAAGTTAAAGAAAAAGAGTTATCTTGGCTAAATAAAAATACACCTGAATTTACACAGGCTATTGAATATTTAAAAAAAGGTGGTAAATTAGCAGCAATAGAAACTAAATATAAATTATCAAAATCAGTAAAAGACGAACTATTAAAAATTAAATAACAATTAAATTAAAAATTATGAGTACATTATTAAACATTGGAATTAAACAACAAGATGGAAGTTATAAAAACTATACTTTATCTTTAAATGATGAAACTAACGGATATGGTCAAAACGTATCAGTATGGGAATCACAAACTAAAGAACAACAAGCTGCAAAAGAACAAAGAAACTTTGTAGGTAACGGAAAAGTAGTTTGGACTGATGGAAATGTTAAAGTAGCTGATAAAGTTGTAACTAATACAGAACATAACAACGCTAGAAACATTAAAGTAAATGGTGCTGAGGTAGTTGCTGATTTACCATTTTAATTTATCAAGGGTAGTGTAAAAGCTACCCTTTTTTTAAACAAACAAAACTATGAAAATAACTGATAAAATAACAATAACAAATGAGGATAATATGCTATTAATGGCTCGTTACCCTGACAACTATTTTGATTTAGCTATTGTAGATCCACCTTATGGACTTGGAGATAGATTGGTTGATGGTGGTGGAAAAGATATAATGAAAAAATATAAAGAAAGCTTTAAAGAGAAAAAGTGGGATGAAGAAATACCACCTAAAGAATATTTTGAAGAATTATTTAGAGTTTCTAAAAATCAAATTATATGGGGTGGTAATTATTTTATTGAATATTTATATAATACAAGAGGAATAATTTGCTGGGATAAAAAACAAATGATGCCTACATTAAGTAGATGGGAATTTGGTTGGACTTCATTTGATAAAACTGCAAGAACTTATGAAGTAAGAAGTCAAGAATTAAATAGAATGCATCCAACACAAAAACCTGTTCAATTATATAAATTTTGTTTAGATAATTATGCTAATGAAGGAGATAAAATATTAGATACACATTTAGGTAGCGGAAGTATTGCAATAGCTTGCCACGATTACGGATATGAACTTACAGCCTGTGAACTTGATAAAGAGTATTACGATAAAGCAATACAAAGAATAACTAACCATACTAACCAACAAAAACTTTTCTAAATATGTTAGCGAATTTATTAGATATACAAAAAAACATTTTAGATGTTAAATATGGTAGGGTTAAAGAAGGACTTAAAATTAACATACCAGAGTTTGATGAACACATTAGATTTAAACCAGCAAACTTTAACGTAATTATAGGACACGCAAACGTAGGAAAAACTACAGTTATTCTTTACTTAATGACTATGTACACTATAAAACACAATATTAAGTGGTTAATCTTTTCAAGTGAAAATACCTCAACTTCAGTAGCTAGAAAAATACTAGAATTTGCTAGAAATAAAGCAATTCAGCAAATGACTGATGATGAAATAGAATTTGGTTTAAACTGGGTGTTACAGCACTTTAAAATAATAGATGTAGATAAACTATACACTTACAAAGATTTGCTTAAAGAAGCTAAAGAAATACATAATGAATGGCATTACGATGCTTTACTTATTGATCCTTACAACTCACTTGCAAAAGATAGAGATTTAATGAAAAATGTAGGTAGCCACGAATACGATTATCAAGTATCTAGCGAAATGCGTTTATTTTGTAAAGAAAATCAAATATCTATTTGGTTAAATACACACGCTGTTACAGAAGCTTTAAGAAGAACACACCCAAAAGAACACGAATATAATGGATTGCCTGTGCCACCTAATATGGCAGATGTAGAAGGTGGTGGTAAATGGGGTAATAGGGCAGACGATGTATTTACTATTCATAGATATACTCAGCATCCTACAGATTGGATGATTAGCGAAGTACACGTAAGAAAAGTTAAAGAAGTAGAAACAGGTGGTAGACCTACTTCAATAGATGCACCTATTAAATTAAGAATGATGCCTAACAATATTGGCTTTACCTATGCAGGTGTAAACTTACTACAGGCAAAAAATATTAAAGGTTTGGACTTTTAGTTATCTAGTTATTAAAAATAAATTAATACATTTGAACTATGGAAATAAATAAGATATATAATGAAGATAATTTAACTACTATGGCAAATATGCCAAATGATTTTGTAGATTTAATTATTACATCTCCACCTTATGAAGATATAAGCGGTGCTGGTTATGGTGCAAAAAGTAAAGATATTTTATTTTTAAAATTTTACTCAGATTATTTATCTAAATTATTTGATGAATATTATAGAATATTAAAGCCTACAGGTCAAATATTTTTTAATATTAAAAGTAAAACTTCAGATAAAACTTTAAGAACTCCACACTGGATTGAATTTTTAGAAAGTTTTGGAAAACTTAAATTTAAAAGTTATATTATTTGGAAATATAGCGGAAGTTTTGATAGCACAAATAAAAGGTTTCATTTAGATTATGAAATAATTTATCATTTATCTAAAACTGATGATATCTATTTAAATGAAAATTGTGGTTTACACGATCCATTAAGCTCAGTTTGGAATATACCACATAATATACCAAAAAATGAAAGGATACATCCAACACAAATGCCTGAAGCATTAGTTGAAAGGATATTAAAAGTAGCAAGTAAAAAAGATTATTTAATTTATGATAGTTTTATGGGAAGTGGAACCACAGCTATTGTTTGTGAAAAAAATAATCTAAATTGGATTGGTAGTGAATTAAATATAGATAACTATAATAAATCAATTCAAAGAATAAATAATTATAAAAATCAACAAAAATTATTCTAATGGAAAAAATAACAATTAAAAATCATTTAAACGATTTGCAATTAAGCACTAGTAGAATGTTAGTTTATCACTCTGATAATACTGAGCTGTTAACCTACTTTAAAAATGTAACTTTTAAGCTACAAATGATAGAGGAGTTAATTAATGCAGAAGATAACTTAGATTTCGCAGTTATTGAAGAAGCATTTAAAACGATTTTAAAGCAAGATAATGAATTAACTAATATAGAAATTAATATACAGGTTAAACCTGCTTTAAAAGAAATAAAAATAGGTAAAATAAAAGCTAAACTTTTTAATTATGATATTGCTTACTAGTTTATTAATATTTACTCTAATAACTTGGGCAGTTTACTCAGGTAAAGAGTTACAATTTGCAATTATACACGGCTTTATGATAGGTTGTTTATACGATGTAGATCAACAAGAAGAAGAAAACTACCACACTATACAGGTGTTACTAGGTATTTTATCAATTAATATTTTATGGGAATCTTAGAAAAAGTTGCAGAGTACCAAGATTACTTAGTAGAATTAGCTTCAGTATTTGACTCAGAATTTGCAGAAGATATTGTACAAGAATTTTATCTTTTGTTACATAAATACAAAGTAACAGAAGAACAAATGTTTACTAATGGTAAATTAAATAGAGGTTATTGCTTTATTATTATTAGAAACATACATTTTCAAATTTACAATGTAAAAAAACGAATAACTAAATGCGAACTAAATGAAGAAATTTACAATATGGTAGATGACTTTGATTTAGAAA